CAACAGTACAACCCGTACCAGCAGCAACAACAGTACAACCCGTACCAGCAGCAACAACAGTACAACCCGTACCAGCAGCAACCGCAGCAGTACAACCCTTTCCCGTACCAGCAACCGCCGCAACAGCAACAACAATTCAACCCGTACCAGCAACCGCCGCAACAGCAGCAGTTCAATCCGTACCAGCAGCAGTTCAATCCGTACCAACAGTTTGGTTACGGGCAACGACAGCAAATGGAAAACCCGTATCAGCGACAGCAACAGCAGTTTATGAATCGCGGGCAGGATCGTAGGGGGTTTGATGATCGTGCTACCGGGTTTGATGGCGCGAGCATCACCGACTACGGGAGGGGTGGTCTACCCCCTGACCCCCCAGAAGGCGTAATAGGCACACTGGGGGGTTATGGTGGGTTTTTAGGTTCTGCGGGCAGTGGGCAGTCGCAAGAAGAATTTAATAGAACCGTGCGTAATGCTGGTGCTGCTCCCGGTGATATGCAATACAGGGGCGCTACTCCCGGTGGTTCAACAAACGACATTCTGCAATCGCTTGTGGGGCTTGGGGCTGATCCCAACAACACCGCGCAACGCACAATGCAAGATGCAATAAACGCGCAAAAAAACCAGCAAACTTCGTCTAACACAATGTTAGACGGGAGCCGTCCTCCGCAACCGCCAATGCAGCCACCATTCAATCCTTACCAGCAATTCAACTATGGTAAAGACAGTGGCCCACGCGGGCGCGGTGGGTTTGATTACCAGCAGTTTAATAACGACAGGCGGTTGGGTAGGCGGTTACCGGGTGCCGTTGATCCTGGGTTCTCTTATCCACCGCCAAGGCCAGATTTGCCAAACATGACTACCCCCGAAGCGCAAAATAGAATAGGCATGAACAATCCAATGGCTAACTACTACTAACTATGGCTACCACCCCGGCATGGCAACGTAAAGAAGGCAAGTCTGAAAAAGGCGGGTTGAACGCCAAAGGCCGCGCCTCTTACAATAAAGCAAACCCAGGTAAACCGGGGTTGAAAGCCCCGCAGCCAGAGGGTGGTCCGCGTAAAGCTTCGTTCTGTGCCCGGATGTCAGGTATGAAGAAGAAACTGACTAGCGCAAAAACAGCTAACGACCCGGATAGCCGCATTAACAAAAGCCTGCGGGCATGGAAGTGTTAAATGGCAACATCAGGCACCACGGCATTCAATTTAGACCTTAGCGAAATTGTTGAGGAAGCCTTTGAGCGTTGCGGGGCTGAACTGCGTACTGGCTATGACTTACGTACTGCTCGCCGAAGCCTTAACTTACTTTTTGCTGAGTGGGCTAATCGTGGCGTTAATATGTGGACTATTGACCAAGGGTCTATCACTCTTGTTCCGGGCACGGCTACGTATGACCTACCGTCCGATACCGTCGATCTTATGGAGCATGTCATCCGCACGGGATCAGGTAACGCTTCCACGCAGGCAGACTTGAACATCACGCGCATCAGCGTATCTACCTACGCTACAATCCCCAACAAGCTAACCCAGGCTAGGCCCATTCAGGTCTACATTGATCGCGTATCCCCCATCCCAAACATCACTGTTTGGCCTGTTCCTGATAGTTCCCAGACCTACACCTTTGTGTACTGGCGGCTGCGTCGGATTGAGGATGCGGGTAACGGTGTTAACACGATGGATGTGCCATTTAGGTTCCTGCCTTGCATGATTGCAGGCTTGGCTGCGTATCTTTCGTTGAAGGTTCCGAATGGGCTGGAGCGCAACCAAATGTTGCAGGCGCAGTATGACGCGGCTTGGGACTTGGCGGCGGGCGAAGATCGTGAAAAAGCTGCGGTTCGGTTTGTACCCCGGCAACAGTTCATTGGGTAGTCATGGGTAACAGGTTCACTCAGGGTAAGATAGCAATATCGGAGTGCGACCGATGTGGGTTTCGCTTTAAGCTTCGTGAACTCAAAGAACTTGTAGTTAAGACCAAGAACATAAATATCTTAGTCTGTAATGAATGTTGGGAACAGGATCATCCGCAACTTTTGCTTGGGATGTATCCGGTCGATGACCCTCAAGCTTTGCGTAACCCTCGCCCTGATCGCAGCTATATTACTTCTGGATTAGCAGTTACAGGGTACTTAGGTGAAGGTAGTAGAGCTATTTTCTGGGGCTGGAACCCAGTGGGTGGGGCTAGATTGTTTGATTCTGTACTAACACCTAATCCCCTTGCTGCTGTTGGATCAATCGGCACTGTCACTGTAAGCATAACGTAAGGAACTATGATGGCTACTAAATCAGCTAACTTTCCCGCCAACATGGCGATTGCTGGGTACAAGCCCGTGGAACATGATGAACTGAAGATTGGCAACGACTTCGCTACCACCTCTGGTGACCGTGTGGCTAACAACCACCAGCATGTTCGTGGTAAAAATATTGGCGTGGCTAACGACGCAATGAAGAAGTACGGTCGCAACATCGCCCGTGCGATGAATCAAGGAGACTAATCATGGCTACATTTAGCAAGAAGATGGGCGGCAAGGAAGTTGGGGACGCAGCGGTCTACGCTAAACCTCATACCATGTCTGGTGCCCCTGGTGTAAAGCCATCCAAGTCTTTGCAAGACAAGGCTGCGGTGAATGTCTTTAACGAGAAAGATGTTGTCAAGCACAGCACTCCTGTGACCATTGGCCCGTTGAAAGAAGTCACCACTGCTGGGATTAAAATGCGTGGGTCTGGCGCTGCAACTAGGGGCTTCATGTCCCGTGGACCGATGGCGTAAATTATGAACTACACCCAGTTGCAAACCGCAGTACAAGACTACTGCGAGAACACTTTTACTACTGCTGACTTCGCCACTATGACGCAGTTGGCAGAGCAGAAGATTTACAACTCGGTGCAGTTGCCCTCCTTGCGTAAAAACGTGACGGGGGCTCTTACGGCTACCAATCAGTACCTCCTGTTGCCTAGCGATTTCTTATCAGTCTTTAGTTTGGCAGTAGTTGATGGTACGGGTGCGTACATATACCTGCTTAACAAAGATGTTAACTTTATCCGAGAAGCATATCCCACTCCTACGTCAACAGGCACTCCTAAGTACTACGCTGTGTTTGGGCCTGATAGCGCTACGCTACAAGAACTAACGCTTATCCTTGGCCCGACGCCTAGTGCGGGTTTGACGGCAGAACTGCATTACTTCTACTATCCTGTCTCCATTGTGACAGCGGGCACTTCCTGGCTTGGGGACAACTTTGACTCCGCGCTGTTCAATGCAGTGATGGTCGAAGCTATCCGGTTTATGAAGGGCGAAGCTGATCTGGTTGCCATGTACGACTCGCAGTATCAGCAGTCACTTATGCTTCTTAAGAACCTGGGTGACGGTAAGTTGCGTCAGGATGCATACCGCAGCGGGCAAGTCCGCACACAGGTTATCTAAGGAACTATCATGGCTTTTTCGGGTAACGCTTTTTGCACTTCAGCTAAAGTTGGCTTCTTGTCGGGCTTATACACCCCGCTGACCGACACGATGAAGATTGCTCTGTACACCAACACCGCTACGTTGGATGCAACGACTTTAGTCTATACCGCTCCCTCTAATCCTGCCGCTTCTCCTACGTCTACAGGTGAAGTTTCCACTACGGGGACAAACTACACGGTTGGGGGCAATACGCTAGCAGGTAATGCCATTAGCTCTGGCGGCACTACAGCTTGGATTACTTTTGGTGATTCTTCTTGGACTACAGCCACGTTTACAGCCCGTGGTGCATTGATCTACGACAGCAGCAGGTCAAACGCAGCAATTGCAGTCTTGGACTTTGGTGCGGATAAGACATCCACTGCGGGTACGTTTACTGTTCAGATGCCTCTTGCCGGCGCTTCCACTGCTCTGATTCGTATTGCCTAACGGGGCAAGTCATGGCAGCTTACTTTTGGGTTGGCGGGTCAGGCACTTGGGATAGTGCCACTACAACCCATTGGGCATCGCTTTCTGGGGGAGTAGGTAATGCGGGTGTTCCTACCGCTGCGGATACGGCAACCTTTGATGCCAATTCTGGTGCGGCAGCGACGGTAACAGTTGCGGCTACCGCAGTTTCTTTAAGTACCACCGTTAATAAAGCGGATATAACCCTAACGCTGTCAGGTAGCCCTACTCTTTGCACCACCGCAGGAACTTTAACGTTTACTGCGGGGACAATTAATTTAGCTGGGTTTACACTAAGTACAGGTATTTTTAGTTCAAACAACGCCAATACCCGCGCTATTGCGTTTGGTTCTGGAAACATTGCGCTTACCAGCACTACAGCGGCAACCACTGTCTTGTCAATGGCAACCGCCACTGGGTTTACTTGGACGGGTACAGGAAGTTTTGTGCGTAACCAAGTAGCTACAGCTACAGTTAATTTTGGCGCAACCGCAGGTGGCGGGTTAACTAATGCACCTAACTTAACAATTAATGCTGGAAGCAGTGATTTAACAATTACCGTTGGTAGTTACTTTAAGGATGTAAATTTTACAGGGAGTACTTCTACAGTATCGGGTCAATATTTTGTTTGTGGAACTATTACACTTTCAAGTGGCACATATTCCGCACTTACCATTACATATATAACATCTACAACAATAAATAGTTCTATTTCAGCAATTGGATCAATAATAGTATTTGTCGCAGGTGGCACTATTACACTTGGTAGTGCTCTTACTTTATCTATTTCTGCTGGTTTTACTCTTAGTGCGGGTACTCTTGACCTTAATGGGTTTACTTTAAGTGTAGGCTTCTTTAACAGCAATACTAGTAGTACTCGCGCCATTGCGTTTGGTGCAAATAACATTTTACTTACGGGTTTGTCCACCACTGTCTTATCAGCAGCAAACGCAAGCGGATTTTCTTGGACTGGCACTGGTGGTTTTGTTCGTTCTCAGTTTAGCCCGTCTACAGTTACTTTTGGGTCTTCAGTGGGTGGGACAATAACCAACGCACCCAATTTAACAATCAATGCTAGCGCTTCGTTGTTGACAGTTACTACCGGAAGTTTTTTCAAAAACGTAAATTTTACAGGTAGCACTTGCACGGTAACAGGTAACTTTAACGTTTGTGGAAATCTTACGCTTATTTCTTCTGTTAGTTACCCGCAAATTACGTTTCTAACGTCGGGCACGTTAATTGGAGGTGGGGCAGCACCAAGTGGGTTGGTAATAAATGCCCCCGGCGGTACTGTTACATTTGGAAGTGATATAGGTTTAACGGGCACATTTACCCTTAGTGCTGGCACTCTTAACCTTGGTGGGTTTGTATTAAGCGCAGGAATTTTTAGTTCAAATAATACCGCTGTTCGGTCTGTTATATTTGGTTCTAGCAATATAACTTTGACGGGCGGTTCAGGCACTGTTATAAACATGGCTCAGGCCGACAACTTTACTTGGACTGGCACTGGCGGGTTTGAAAGAACGCAAGGCATCGGTGTAAGCAGTGCTACTTTTGCTTTTGGTAGCTTTTCTGGGGGGGCATCGACTAACGCACCCAACATAAATGTAAATGGTATTGTTACAAATACGTCAATTACCCTCACTAGTTCTTGGTTTAAGAATGTAACTCTTAATGGTGTTGTGAGTGGGATTGGTAGTTATACTGCTTTTGGTAATCTTACCCTTGGAAATGTTTCTTCTAGCAGTCTTAACCCTACGTTCGGTTCTTCCGCAACAATAACATCTAACGGCCAATCGCTAGGCAATGTAACAATTAATGCCTCAGGTGGTACTGTTACACTTGGAGATGCTTTAACCGTAGGAACAGGGTCTATAACTACACTCACCGCTGGCACTCTTGCGCTTAACGGATTTGATATACTCACGGGTGCTTTTTATTCAAATAACTTAAATACTCGGTCTATTGCGTTTGGTGCAAACAATATTAACCTCACTGGTACTGGTGTTGTTTTGTTTATTTCGCAAGCTACCAATTTTAGCTGGACTGGTACTGGTGGTTTTACCCGCTATAATGTTTTTCCTACTTCAATTTATTTTGGTGATGTTGTTGGAGGTACAGTAAGCAATGCCCCTAATTTAGCAATTACTGGCGGTGGTTTTACACTAAACATTTACGGCTATTTTAAGGACGTAAATTTTACAGGTAGCCTTTGCTCGGTATCTGGCCCATATAACGCTTGTGGTAATCTTACCCTTGGTACAGGTACATACACCGCTATCGCCCCCACATTTTTAACATCTGGAACGCTGACTACTAACAGTAAAACCATTAGTGCATTAACAGTTAACGGATCAGGCATTACCGTCACACTCGCCGATGCTTTAACTACTAACGGGGCGTTAACGTTTACTAATGGTACTTTACAGTTAAAGTCTGGGACAACTACCACCGTAGGTTCGTTTGTAACAACGGGCACTACCCTAAAGTATTTGCAAAGTACCACCCCAGGTGTACAGGCTACTATATCTGACATATCTGGAACCAACACGGCAACGTACTTATCTATACAAGATAGCAATGCTACTGGCGGGGCTGTATGGGATGCTACTTCAGCAACCAATGTAGACGCAGGTAACAACACTGGCTGGCGCTTGCTTGTACTAGTTCCAGTCACTGGCGTTTCTGCTACAGGTGTAATTGGGGACGTTACTATTTACTTGTTGCTTGTAGTCTCAGCTACCGGCGTCCAAGTCATTGGAGTGATTGGTGATGTTGTAGTCACTGGTACTGCTTTTGTTTACCCCATAGGCGTTGTAGCTTACGGACTGATAGGCCCGGTCAATGTTTGGGGGCTGGTAATTGATGGGCAAGTACCAAACTGGACTATCATTGCAGACGGGCTCCCTTCGGCTTGGAGCGCAGTCTCAAACCCACAAACGCCAAGTTGGCAACCTGTAGTTAACTAGGAACTGAAATGCCTGATACCTATACCACAAGCCTTAAATTGACGCTCCCTGCTGATGGAGACACTAGCTGGGGCTCGTTAGTCAACAATGGTGTAACGTCCCTTGTTGATGAGGCTGTTGCAGGCACCCAAAATATTGTTCTACCAGCGGGCACTGCTGATCGTGTCCTTACCAGCGGGGATGGCTCTGCCCCCAATGAAGCCCGCAAGATGTTCCTGAACATTACAGGAACGCCCAATGGTGCTACCAACATCATCTGCCCAGCGGTCTCAAAGCTGTACTTTGTAAACAATGCCACCACGATTCCAGTCTTGACGACCACGGGGGCTTCAGGCACAGGTAGTACAGCCACTCTGACATTTGCCGTTCAAACGGTAGCTCCCTACACAATAGGGCAGACCATTACTGTTGCAAGTGTTACGCCGACAGGCTACAACGGCACTTATGTAGTTACAGGCAGCACCACTACAACGGTGTCATATGCTAGCACCACCACTGGGGCGCAGACTGTAGCGGGGACAGTGACTGCTGCCACGTTTGGCATAACTATAAAAACTCCTTCTGGTGCGGGCGTCTCTGTAGCAAATGGCATAAAGGTAGCGCTGTACTGTAACGGGACCACTGTTGTAACTGCTGTCTCATCTACGGTAGCTGGTTCAGACACACAAGTTCAATACAACAATGCAGGAGCCCCTGGCGCTTCTGCCAACCTTATATTTGATGGCACAAGCCTTACAGTCAATGGTGTAAAGATAGGGCGCGGCGCAGTTAGTACTGCTGCGGCAAACTTAGCCATTGGCCCAAATGCGTTGGAATCATTTTCAGGTGGAGTACTTGGCAATACTGCTGTTGGCTCCCAAGCATTACAGAAAGCTTCATCAGGGTTTAACTTAACGGCTTTGGGTTACTATGCTGGGCAAAATATTACGAGTGGAAGCAACAATACGGCTATCGGCGCATCAACTTTAGGTTCTTTTTCAGTTCCGTCAACTACCTCATCATACAACACCGCAGTTGGAAGTGGTGCGTTATCTAAAGTAAACACAGGGGGCTATAACAACGCTGTAGGTTGGAATGCTGGATCGGTTATAACTAGCGGCGATCATAACGTTGCCATTGGAACTCAAGCCCTTTATTTTTTAGATTCTGGCGTTTATAACACTTGCATTGGAAATGGTTCAATGTATAGCGCTAGCAGTGCTTCATATAACACTGCCATAGGGTCGGATACTTTGGGGAGCAATATTTCTGGTGTTAGAAATGTAGGCGTTGGTTATTTTGCTGGCGTTAGGGTTTCTGGGGACGATAGTATTAGTATTGGGTATTTGTCAACCGGGTCTTCCGGAAATAATGTTATAGTGATTGGCAGTAATGCAGTTTCTTCTACGGCAACTGTTAGCAATGAGATTACGCTTGGCAATAGCTCAATAACTACATTGCGTTGCCAAGTTACCAGCATTACTGCTCTTTCTGATGCTAGAGACAAGACCAACATCCAACCCTTGATTCCTGGTTTAAACTTTATTAACCGGCTCAACCCTGTTTCCTTTGATTGGAACATGCGAGACGGAGGGAAGGTCGGTGTTGCCGACACGGGGTTTATTGCTCAAGACTTGAAGTCTTGTCAAAGCCTAACGCAAGAATTTATCCCTGGGCTTGTTTACGAATCAAACCCTGACAAGCTTGAGGCTTCTTATGGTAAGCTGATTCCGGTGTTGGTTAAGGCAATCCAAGAACTTACCGCCCGCGTTGCAGAACTTGAAGGCAAGTAATGACTACTTTTGTTTGGACTATTAATTCCCTCTCAACGCTTCCAATGATTGATGGGCAAACCGATGTTGTTGTAACCGCAATGTACACGGTAACGGCTACTGACGCTTCTATTGTGACAAACCTGACAAATATGCAGATGTTTACATACACTGGAAGTTCGTTTACACCATTTGATCAGCTAACTCAAGAACAAGTTATTGGGTGGATTCAGGCTGATCTAACGTCAGTTGGTGTAAACAATATTGAGCTATGCCTCCAAGGTAAAATTAACACTATCCTGACTCCTCCGGTAATACCCCAGCCTCAACCGCTGCCTTGGGTTGCGTAAAGGTACAACATGCCGCTGCAAAAAATTACCTTAAAGCCCGGTGTTAATCGGGAGAACACTCGGTACACCAATGAAGGCGGCTGGTACGACTGCGACAAGATTAGGTTCCGTCAAGGCACCCCTGAGAAAATTGGTGGGTGGGTTCCAGCTACAACGTTTGGGTACAACTATCAGGGCGTTGCTCGGTCTTTGTGGCCTTGGACGACGAACAATAGTTTCCCTTATCTTGGAGTGGGTACTAATCTTAAGTACTACATTGTGTCGGGAGGTGTTTACAACGACATCACCCCTTTAAGAGTACCAGCAACCGCCCCAGGGGACGTAACATTTTTGCCTGCCTACAGTACGCTGTCTGCACCAATCACTGCTACAGCCCTTTCAATAACTGTTGCGGCAGGAGCAAACTTCCCTGCTAGCGGCGGGGCTGTTATTTTAATAGGGACAGAGCAAATTAGGTATGACACTAGGGCTGGTAATGTTTTAACTTTATTAAGCATTGCTGGTCGGGGCTATAACGGAAGTACAGCAGCGGCTCATTCTTCTGGTGACGGGGTTGGTTCTTATACTCTGACTGTTTTAGATAACGCCTTTGGTTCTAGCGCGGGGGATTTTGTAACATTCTCTGGGGCTACCACTCTTGGCGGCAACATAGTTGCTGCGGTGCTAAATCAAAACTACCAGATAGCTTCTGTTCTTACCGTAAATTCTTACACTATTACAACCGCAGCCGCAACAAGTATTCTTGATACGTTACCAGGGGGCACAACTACAGTTGGTGCATATGAAATCCCTGTTGGATACCCAATCAGCGTTTCTCTTTTTGGGTGGGGTGCGGGCACATGGGGCGCTGGGCCTTGGGGCACCGGCACTACATCCGCAAGTCCCATACGCATATGGAATGCGCAGAACTTTGGGCAAGACTTGATTTATGGCCCTAAAGGTGGGGCTATGTATTACTGGGCTACAACAGGGTCACCGCTAACCACACGCGGTGTAGCCTTATCATCATTGCCGGGGGCATCAGACGTTCCCTTGATGCAAAACTTGCTGCTTGTTTCAGACACATCTAGGTTTGTATTTGCTTTCGGCACTAATGACTACTTTAGTACTGAGCTAGACCCCATGCTTATCCGGTGGTCAGATCAGGAAGACGCCGCTAACTGGACGCCTGCAATTACTAATCAAGCAGGTAGTATTCGACTCTCTCATGGTTCTGCGATTATTGCTGTCGCCCAAACCCGGCAGGAAATTCTTGTTTGGACAGATACGTCCCTATACTCGTTGCAGTACGTAGGGCCACCGTTTGTGTGGAGTTCTACTCTTCTCACCGACAACATTTCAATCCTAAGTGATCGGGCATGGTCAACTGCTTCTGGCAAGACGTATTGGATGGGGATAGACAAGTTCTACATTTACGAAGGTGCCACTAGCACCTTGACTTGCGACTTACGGCAATACATCTTTGATGACATCCCCGGCATTAACAACAGCCAGAACGCACAAGTATTTTCTTCTACAGTAGAGAAGTTTAACGAAGTATGGTGGTTCTACTGCTCGCATGATAGTACTGTTGCTAATCGCTACGCTGTGTTTAATTACACAGAAAAGCTTTGGTACTACGGCACCATGATTCGTACCGCATGGATTGATGCAAGTGTTATTAACCATTTGCCTATTGCTGCTGATGACACAAACAAAAAACTGATGTTTCAAGAAACTGGAACGGATGACGTTTCAACAAACACGGCGGTGGCAATCACCGCATACATCACTTCATCTGAGTTTGACTTAGACGACGGCAACAACTTCTCGTTCATCTGGCGTATGCTGCCTGACATTACGTTCCGGGGCTCTGATCCAGAAACCACTCCTTCGGTGATTATGTACCTCCTACCTTTGGCTAACTCAGGGTCTGGGTACAACAATAACACCAGCACGGACAGCAATCAGTCAGTTCCTACTTCTGGGCAAAGTTTTGCAACGGTTACAAGGACTGGCACTTACCCGGTTGAGCAGTTCACCGGCATTGTTTACACGCGGATACGTGGACGACAGTTGTCTATCAAAGTAGAATCCAACACACTAGGGGTGCAGTGGCAGCTTGGTTCCCCCCGCTTGGACATCAGACCGGACGGTAGACGATGAGCATCCCAACCGCTTTTGTTGCGCCTAACTTGCCTCTAGCTACGGAAGAGTACGAACGCGGGCTGGAAGAGCGATTTAGAAATGCTGCGCGCATCTACTTTGCCCTTCTGGACAATCAGAACCGGGTCATCAACGAGCAGGTTTCTTCTAACCAGACACTGATCTGGTTAAACACTTGGGCCTAGCATGGCAAATTACCAGACCATCACCCCCGTCAAGTTGGGCCAAGCTGTCCTTTCGACCACAGGCACTTTAATCTACACGACTCCTGCTAGTACTAAGACGTACTTAAAGCAGATAGATGTTGTTAACATAGCGGTTGGTAGTAAAGACTTAGACATTTATATTGTTCCTAGCGGAGGGACACTAGGTACTAGTAACGCTATTGTTTTTAATCTCCCAGTAGCTTCGCATACTTCGTATCAGTGGCGGGGTGTTCAAATTATGAATGCTGGAGATAGTCTTCGGGCCATTGCTTCTGTTGCAGCAAGTCTTACCCTAACCGCTAGTGGTGGGGAAGCAGTTTAATAATGTTCAACGCAAGGAATAAATTATGACTACTGCTCATCACGTTGCGCAGCACTTAGCCAACCGGGGTCGGAACGGCGACAGCATGCTTATGCATGTGTCTCCTGAAGAACTTCATGGGTTGCAGGCTTTGGCGGTACACAAGGGTACGTCGCTGACGATCAACCCAGAAACAGGTTTGCCAGAAGCATTCAGTCTTAAGAGCTTACTGCCCGCACTTGCGGGCTTTGCGCTTGGCCCCGCCGGATTTGGCTTGATGTCTACTCTAGGCGCTGCGGCAACTGTGGGTGGCATTACTGCGCTTACCAGCCATGATCTGGGTAAAGGTCTTATGGCCGGATTGGGTGCTTATGGCGGCTCATCGCTGGGCGAAGGGCTTATGGGGATGGGCGGTGCTGGCGCGGGCTTGTCGAGTCTTGGTGGGGTTGAGCCTAGTATTGCTGGGGGTGCAACTGCCGCACAACAAGCGGCTATGACCTCAGCCGCAGCCCCCACAGGGTTTGGCGCAACACAAGCAGGACTTCAGTCCGCGATAAACAACCCCTCCTCAATAATGCCTGCATTTGGTGGCGGCACGGGCTTACTTAAAACAGCAGCGATGGCGGCTGCTCCGGTGTTGGCTGATCAGATGGTGCCTACGACTACCAAAATGCCTAACATGGCTGACTACAACCCCGGCTATATCCGCACGTACCACCGCGATCCGGTCACGGGCTTGCCTGTAGCCAACACGCCCGTCAAAGCAAACGAATGGGGCGCTCGCGATATCAACAGCACTACGCCTTTTGCAGCGGGTGGCCTGACAGCGTTTGCGGAGGGTGGTAAAGCGGATGACTCAGTGCCACTGACGCTTGAGCGTAACACTCCCCCTGCCGCCAACACGATGACGGGCGAATCTCTTGCAGCCTATAACTTCTTGATGGGTAAAGGTGACTACCCTGGTCGCACCGATGCGCTGTCTAAAGTAGTACGTTCACCAATCCCCGGCCCAGATGTTGGCCCATTGCCGAAATCTGATGGAGGTGGAGGTGGAGGTGGAGG